GTCTGCCGTCATCTTCACGCTCTCAGCCAGCTTGTAGAACGCCACTTCCATGTCGTTCTTGAGCCATCCTTTCTTGTACTGCTTGAAAAGTTCCTGTGTCCTTGCGTCCGGGTTGTCGTCCGTCAGCTCCCAGAAGGCGTCGTTGCCGCAGAGGTGTACGAGTTGCTGTACCGTCGTCACGCACTGTATGGTAGCCCCTATGCGGAAAGTCTCCTCCCTGTTCCACTCTATTTCCGACTTGCCGTCCGCTCCCGTCTTCTCCGTATAGTTGTAGAACTCGGGAAAATAGAAGTCGGACATCACCCTGTGTGAGAACGGATAATACTCTTCCAAATAGTCGGCCTGGGTCATCAGGTTGCCCGTCAGCCTTCTTTCCGTATAGACCATCTGGTCAACATACATCGGCTTGTTGTAGGTCTGCGCGTCCCTTCCGCCGTTTGCCAGCCTGTAGAACGGCTGTTTCGTTAGTAAATCTCTTATTGCCATAAATTATAATGGGTTTGTGGGTGTCGGATGGGTTAACGGGTTTTTCCCTTCTTACCACCTTCGCCCGTTATACACGTTTGCATTGCCGAAAAGGTTCATCCTTCGCTGCATCTGCGGCGTAGTTCCTCCAAGCAGCCCCATGTTCCTGGGCTTGTGGTGAACCCTTTTTATATTGAAAACTTCACGCATCTTCATGGTGTCGAGGAAGTCCGGCGAACGGCCAATGAGTTTCTTCATGCCTACGGCCTTGTCTATGAGCCTGCTCTGGTCGTCCTCCCTGAACCTTATGCACCTTCTCTCCTGATTGAGTATTTCCTTCAGCGTCATGTTCTTGTAGTTCTTACCCGTGAATCTCCTGTCGAGAAGGGATTCCTCTATGCTGTAGGTGCCGTCCTTGATATGGTCTGAGAACATATAGGCGGCTTGCGAGTTGAGGTTGTAGTACATACCCTTGTACTTGGCATCTACCGCCTCCTTCGCGTTGAAAGGCATCGCCTTTGGGAAATATCCCTTGAATATATGGCCGATACCGAGCAGGTCATAGCTGAAGTTCTCCTGCCTTACCCTCCATCTTTCGAGAAGGGCTTGTGCTATCTCTATAGTAGTCTTTGCGTCTTTCTTGCACACATATATGTCCTCCATGTGGTTTCCTATCCAGAGGATGAACACGCACTGGTCGCCACCCTCAAAGGCGACGTCACACGTCATATACCTTGTGCTGTCTGCCGTTTGGTGCGGGTTCGCATAGAACCTGTCCATGTCGGCCAGCTTGATAATGTCGTCACCGGCAGATTTGTACTTCCAGTTGCCGTCGAGGTCTCTCGCCCTCTGTTCTTCCGACTGGTTGACGAGGTTGGCGAGATATGAGGGGTCGGACGACATGAGCATCACGTTGTCCTCAAGCCGTGCTTCCGTAAAGCATACCGACTTTACGAACAAGTCCTGCGGCGAGCCGTATCTTGCGTACTGCGGTTTCCAGTGCTGCATGATGATGCCCTTGCACTTCTCGAACACCTCCTCTTTCGTATCTCCCCAAATGGTATCTTCCACGTAGTCGGACGGCATGAAGCAGTAACGCTTCCTGCTGTCCCTTTCATGTATGGGGTAGCCGTCTTCTCCTATCCACCAGTCTATGAACTTCGCCACCCACGAATCGGGGTCTGGGTTACAAGTTCCGAATACATGGTTCCGGTAACGGAATGCGTTACGGTTGGTAGTGATGAGGTACTTGAACTTGGGGAAGGTCATCTGCGTTATCTCGTCGATGCCAATGTAGGCATACTGCTTACCCTGGAACCTGTCATGGAAACTCTGGTAGTCGTCGTTGTGGTATGAGAATTTCAACCATCCGCCATTGTAGAAGTTCCACGTCATGTCATTCTTGGAACGGTTGTATGTCCCGAAGTCCTGGAACAGCTGGGATGAAGTGTCTGCAATATCCGAAAGGTCGTCCAGTTCCTTTCTGAGTATGATTGCACGGAAATTTGAGTCTGTAATGTTGTAAAGGGCTGACATCAGCAGGGAAAACGATTTTGACCCTCCTCTCGAACCTCCTCCAATCGTGATGTCGGCATCGGACATGAGCATATTGTTCTGGCCGCCAGCCTGTGCGACGATAATCCTGTCATTCGGCTTTCGTTCCAGTTCCTCCCTGATTTCCTGAACCTGCATCTCGTCAATCAGCATGAGTCCTCTTTTCTCAACATTCTCCCTGACGAGTTCCGGGTTGGCAAGCAGGAAATCGAAATTTATGCCTTCAAATCTGTCTTCTGCCATTATTTTGTGTCTGTGTATGGTATTATATACCTTTATTATTCGCAAAATTACACATTTTCTGATATTTTCTTTAATTTTATATGAAAATTTTCTTCATTTTGCTTTGAAAAGAGAAGAGTATGAGTTATTTTTGCGGTGTAATGATTAAGATTGAAGCAAATAAGGACGACAATCAAGGATCGGAGGGAACCAATTTCGTAAGGTGTCCTTCTTGTAGACAGGTACTTGTTGACATAAAGAAAATCAAAGGCTACGGGCTTGTGAGGTCGAAATGCAGAAGATGTGGCACTTATGTCAATATAGAGATAGTCGGTACTTAACTTTACGTTTCATAATAAGCCGAGAGCTGCTACGCCAATATGGTGTTTCAGCTCTTTTTTTGTTGCGGTTATCATTAACACAAAATAAAAATTATGGAAATCGAAAAAATCGTTTCTACGGTGCAGGAAAGGCTTGGAAAAACCGACGTTTCCGCACAGACAATCCAGAAAGCGGTGGAGTTCAGGAATACCGTGGCCCCGTTGGCAGACGGCGTTGAGCCAGACGACGCATATTTTACTGGCATCGTCAATCTTGCCAGGGACTTTCAGGGAAACATCAACCACCTGCTTGCTGGCAAAGCGGATGAGTGGAAGAAAAACTTCAAACTCGATGCCGACACTATCAGGAACATGAATGCCGAGCAGCTCGCAGAGGTCAAGAGGCTTATCGAGGGAATAAAGCCCGAAGAGAAGCAAGCGGAGAGCGATGAGGTGAAGGCTCTGAAAGAGCAGATAAAGCAACTCACCGAACGACTTGACGACGGAGACAAGGCAAAGCGTCACGCGGAGCTTCTACAGAGGGTGAAAGCCGTCATGAGGGAGCAGAAGGCTGATGACGAGTATGTTCTTGAAAACACGCTCCGAGACGCGGCCCTTGATGCCGACAAGAGCATCGACGAGCTTGTCGTGGAGCAGCTGGCAAGGTATGATGCGGAATATCTCAGATGCAGGGGAGCTGGTGCGCCACCGAGGCTTTCCGATGGAGGCGTAGGCGGTGACAGGGAATCCTGGCTTGACAAGAAATTCAAGCAGAAGGCTGCCAAGGAAGGCTGGGGAAAGAAGCAGTAATACCAAAAGGTTTAACAATTTAACACAATCACAAAATGGCAATCAACAATGATTTTCAGATTGGTAATTCGTTCGATTCACAGGCACTGAACCTTGGCCATGCCAAGAAAGTGTGGCGCAGAATCGACGAGCAGTTGCCAGGCGGCTACCATGTGACCAACATGAGCGACTTCGCTTCCGACGGTCTCATACAGGCTGGTATGGCAGTTGTAAAGGATACGGCATCAGGTGCTGATGCCCGCGATGTCAAAGTCCTCACTTGGGCGCAGATCAAGACTGCCGTTACAGGACAGTCTCCTGCCGGCATCGACTCTCTCAACATCATCGGTTTCACACAGGAAGACGTTCCAGTGTACCAGCACGGTACTGGCGGCTCTGCCACCTACAACTACGGTACCTGCAACATCATCGTGAAAGGTGAGATTTACGGATACATGCTGGGTGCCACCGTTACCGACGCGGCTACCATTTCAGCAGCTATCAAGGGCATGACCCAGAAGAATGGTTTGGCAATTCGCGTGATTGACTAAGCCAAGTATTAACCATTAAAAGATTTTAAAGTATGAAGACTATTCCAGTAACTTTAAGAGACGTAATGTCTTTGGGTCTTGGTGGTGCTACTTGGCAGCAGTTCGTTGACAAGTATGAAGAGAAATACGATGCCGTGAGCATCGACGGTTTCGACTTTGACCCAATAACAATCGGCTATACTTTCGCACAGCTGGTAAGCAAGAACGCGGCTACCGTTCTGCCTACTTACGTTGACCCTGAATCCGAGGGCTTCGAGATGCCTCTCGGCGCAGTTGAGGGCGTAACGGGAAACATCCCTACCCAGAAGCTGTTCTACTCTGTTAACCGCGTCATCGTACGCGAACAGATGCAACTCGCACAAAGATTCGGTCAGGCAGCGCTGAACGAGGAGATGCGCGATGTTATGTTCAAGCTGTTGGACGAGGGTACAGATGGTTTGATCCAGTCTTTCTGGAATGCACTGAACCATCAGCGTCATCAGATCGTGTCAACAGGCTCGTTTGTCATCAACTCCACCAACAACCCACGCGGATTGAAGGGCATCACCATCGGATTCGGCGTTCCAGCAGCCAACTTCGATGACCTGACAAAGACAGGCACTGGTAATCGTCTGACTGAGCGTTGGTGGACGAACGCCAACCACACCACTGCCAATCAGGGCTCTGCCAGCGACCCCATCAAGTACATGCAGGACAGGGTGAAGTACATCCGTCGTTCTGGTCATTACTATGGTCCTCTGAACCTCGAGATTTCACAGGATTTGTGGGATGATTTGCTTACCCACAGCGCAGTATTGCAGAAGATAGGCTACAACATCGTTCCTACCGCTGCATCCGCCTCCATCGCACAGTCAGTCGGCGAGAACACTCCTGACGAGGCAAAGAAGGAAGTCATCCGCAAGCTCATCAAGGTTGACGCAATCGTTACCCGCGACACTTACGCTTATGTAAGCGCGCCTGACACCACTGGCTCCAACGCTCCTGATTTGGTTACCACTCAGGTTGAGAACTTCAAGAAGGAGAACATCGCATTCGTTCCAGCTGGTAAGTTGGGCGGCATCCAGGGTGTTAAGCCTTTGTCTATGGGCTATGATGCTGCTGACATCGCTTATGCTATGGGCGGCAGACTGTTGATTGAGCAGGAGGGTATTCCTCGCACTCACTCTATCAACGTGAACGGCGAAATGGGTCAGCTGTGCGTACCGAGCGCAGTCAACCAGATGTTCATCTCTACCGTTACCGTGTAAATAAAGGAATGAAAACTATATGGCAAGTTCAATGACCATAAGCACTTTCCTCAAGGGTATCTCTCCGATGATTACGGAGGATGCCCTGGGGTATGTGTGCGCCAAGAGAAACATCGATCCCGAGGAATCGCTTGAAGAACTCAGCGAGAGGGATATAGACTTGGCGGAGGGTACTGCCTACTATTGGCTGAGTAACCTTCCGGTCGGCGGTGCTACCGAGAAGATTTCAGACGGTGGCTGGTCGCACTCGGAGGGTGGCTGGACGGTATCTAAGGCAAACATAGACGAATGGATGCGCAAGTACCGCCAGTTGTTCCAGAAATGGGAGGAAGACTTGCTCGACAAGAGCAGGATTAGGATTCTTAATTGGTAAAATCTTTTTGTCATGGGCAGACTTGGTGATACTTTCCCGCGCTTTCCGCACAGATGCACAATCTATACGATGGTCAATCCTACGCCGTTCGGCGATGGCGAGAAAGTCATTGTATGGGAGGGCATTTGCAGGAAAGAAAGCAACACGAGCATTAGAACTTACAAGACGACCGACAGCGTACTGAAAGACGACTACCGCGTGCAGCTCGGCTGCAAGGTGGGCGATGAATGTGCGGCTTTCGACTCCAACAGGTTCGGCGATGAAGTGGGGGCTATCGTGGAAGGCATCAAGGCAGGTATGCTGATTGACATTGAGGACAAGCAGGGACTGTTCGAGGGCTTGCAGATAAGCGATGCCTATGCTGGCAACCTCGGCACCACAGTATATTGCGAGAATCCCAAGAACTAAAGGTATATGGAAGACAGATACAAGCGTTTGGATGTATTGCAGGAACTTTACACGAAGGCTTTGGCGGTTTGCGACAAGGTGTTCGTTACCACACGTCCCACTTCGGCTGACAGTATGGATAAGTTCATTGTAGTAAGGCTTTCGCAGGGCATCAGCCCGTATGCCGACACACACAGCACTGCTTATGTTCAGATGAACTGCTATGTTAAGGACAGGCAAGGCGGCATTGAGAACGTGAATGTCATGCAGGAATTGATAGACGGAGTAATATCCATCGTCCCGTTCAATGATGAACTGATGTCCTGCAATGATGC